CTTGGCTCAGGATTTAGTGTTGTCCATACCATGCCTCCGTGTTTTACTTCTGAATGCAATTCTCTGTTTATTTTAAGTTTGGGATCAGTAGTACCTGCAACACCTTTAAAGCCAGGGTTGTGATAACAAGCAATACGATCACCGTGGTTTACTATAATAATATTTTGAAATGCAATTTGCGATGTTCGATAGTCGCCTGGGTTCTTTATTTCACTCTTGTGAATGATAGGAATCCAAACTTTAGCAAATATCTTTTCAATTTCTTGTTCATAAATTTCTTGACTACTGTAGCACTCGCTACTAATAAACTCAACACTTGGTTCTTTTAACCAATCTTTGTGATTACGTGGCATAATATCTATCCTTTTTTATCTTATATGGTAACTATTTATTTGTATTTTGTTAAAAGTATTATAGACAGTCGCTATTAAGTATCATTTAATCTCTATGTCCAGTACAGTCCCTTTCTGAATTCTTTCCAGTCTACTTTTGCCATCTGCTTGGTAGCTTGATATTTGTTCTTTCCGTGCTTCTTCTAAAATTCGATCTGCTTTGTCGCTATACAGTTCTTGTATTACTTTAGCTTGCGATACTACTTGCTCACGTTTTTCATCTGCACAATGTATGTCTTCTTTTGGCACACTTGGTCGAACAGTTTCGTTAGCTACATATACTGGGCGAGGATTCGGTGCTTGTATATTATTCATAATCTTGCTCCTTTAGTTGAACTAGTAAATAAACTAAGACCTAGTTTACTTGTGATACCAAGCCTATGCCAATTGTTTGAACAATGTAACGCAGTGCGAGGAAACGTAAAAGGTTTACCCGGAGACCATTGCATTTTTGCTTCTACTGATAGTCCGGTGAAATGTCTTTCGTTTAAATGATTGCAGTCAGCTGATGTTTCTTTATCTATAAAATTATTAACTTCTAAGTTCTCTACTTTACTATATTCTCTAGTATCAGTGTTATGTCGAGGACCTTCTTTTGTTGGTTTAGAACCATATCGAAACATTGTAGCTTCATAGTGCCATCTTTGTTTAAAAATATATAATACATTTTTATCTAACAATGTATTATTGTGTTCCCAATCTAACGGTATTACAACAGTTTGATAATTGTGTTCGGTAGTTGAAGTATCTGTATGAATCCTATAAGGTTGAAATGCTTCAAAGAAAGTGCCTTCGTTACATTGCCAATCACTATGACCAAATTCATAATCAATATATTCTTTTAATACACTAAGGGCATTTTTAAAACTTGCACCTTTCCTCCACGCTAGTTCTAACTTTTCTTCAGAGTTATAAATGTTAATAAGTTCATTAACAATATCTGTAGATAATGGCGTAAGGTACTTTATCAATTAAATAGCTGCTTCTTTAATTAGTTTAATATTTGCTGATATTCGAGCATTGAATGTTTCGTTATCTTGATGGGTAACAAGACCTTCGCTCAACGCTCTACTAAAACTTGCACTCATATTATTATTTTCACGTAGTCTACGACATGCTTCGTTAGTAGTATAGCCGCCGCTAAGTCCAACAACTTTATGTACTTTTGGATGTGTAATTAAATCTTTATATAGGTTAGGCACTTCAGGAAGTGTAAGTTTTAGTATACACTTACCGTGGAATGCGTTTAAGTGTTTTGTTAATCCAACTAATAACTCTTCTTCTATGTCTCCTTTAGAGGTATGTTCAATTGGAACTTCCGGTTCAACAATTGGCATAAGATTTGAAACATAAATTGTTTCTGCTAACCTAAATTGCTGTTCTAGTATTGCTTCTATCACATCTCTACTCTTAATAATACTCCGCATCTTAGTGCCAGTACATTTATTTGCTAATGCATACTGTAGCATTTGGTGAATATTAAAATCTTTAAGTGTTCCATCTTCTTCACACCCACTATCAATCTTAAGATAGCCTTCAATACCTTTTTCTTTTAAGACAGTAACCATGCCGCGATCAACTGTGTCTTTATATAGAATTGCAGCCCATATGTTATCGCTGTTAAAGTCTGGTGAGTTAACCATACGTAGTCGCATATCGTTAACTAATTCCATTTTAGTATCTTCAGTATAAGTTTGTCCGTAGCGTTCTAATACGCCGCCGGTGCTGCCTCCACTATGATCCATTGCCGCAATAAACTTACTCATGTATTATCTCCATCTGTATATTTCATCTTTGATTTATCAAAAGTTTTAAGGTCTTCTTTAAAGAATTTACGGAATCGTTTATTATATCCACGTTTGATCTTTTTAAGTTGTCCTGCACTCCAGATGTAATACTTACGTGCATTACTAAGGGCATCGTGTTCATCGCCACCTTTCATAGGAATCTTACTCATATGTTTCTCCGGTACTTCTAAAAAAGTTTTCGCTCCAAAATGCTTTGTCGTCAATCCAAATATCGTAATGTGGTTTATTACCTACATCAAGCTCGTGATATTTTGCTCCCCACTTGGCTAGCTGTTCTTCTGTCAATGAACGATAATCAATACCACTGCTTACGCCTCGTGCAGTCATATACTTAATAATATGTCCTTCGTCGTACATTTTATTTACACGAGCAATACGATCCATATATGGAATATGGTTAGCATAATCTTTCTTACCACCACTATCTGGAATAATTACTTCTTTACAAATAGTGCCGTCTATGTCAATAATATATTTCATTCTACCCTTTTCTAATCAAAGTGACCGCCTCTGCAGGCAACCTTCTCAATTTCTTTAAGTTGATATTCTTCCCATGCTTCCTCAAATCCTTCTTCGGACACCCATGATTCTTCGTTGTACCAAACTCTTTTAAAATAACCTTCGTATGCTGCTAACACATCTGCCTCAGACATATTAATATGTCCTTTGATTATCCATAGTAGTCTATAGCATTGTTTTAAATGTTTTTCAGATTGGACTGGTGAAGTATTGCTTTGGGGTTCGAAAGAATTTTGCTTGGGCATACGCTTTCCCGCTAATATCTTTTATGTTATGGTGTTTTATAGTACCTTGTACACCTTACAAGTATTTAGTATGATAGCAATACATGTTACGATATGCAACACGATCCAAAAGGTGCGAAAAGCCAAAGCCTTCTTTACATCGTCTTGTGTAATAGGAAGAAACTCTGGCTTATCGTCGTCCGTAATACCTACGGGCATGCCAACAGTTCTAGCCCAAATTCTGAGCCATCGCCGTTGACCGCTCATTACATACTATTCTTTTTATCTTGAACTTCAGCTCTGCGAGACTTAGATAGTTTACCAAGATCACCGAGTGCTTTTCTTGCTCTTGCGGCTGCAGCTTTTACGCCTTTTTCTTCAAACGTTTCTGCTTCTTTTAAATAGTTATTAAATGCTTGTACGATCTCTTCGTGTATACTCATTGTATTCTCCTTTGGTTATTGTTTTTAAACAAGTTGAATGCCTGAAGTAGTAGCTACATACTGCTTGGCAATTTCAATTTCAGTTTTTGCAACACAACTAACTGACTGTGCTTGCAAGTTAAATTTTCCGTCTGGTGAAACACTAAACATGAACGGAGCTAATCCCAATCCTTGTTGTTGTGCAATAATTACCATTGGCTTGTTAAGTGTAAAAGACTTATCGTTCTCTGATTCGAGTCTTCCGACAATTTCTTCTCCACTGCTTAGTTTAAAAGATACGGTATCCCCTATCTTATATGGTACTTCTAATAGCATAAATTTCCTTTATCCCCAGCCTGTTCCGTTAAATCCTGTTGACTCTATATAACTAGTTAGTTCTGTGTAACCACCTATAACCTTATTTCCGATTATAATCTGTGGCATAGTGCGAGCACCTGGACACATTTCTAATAGTTCTTCCTTAGTAAGGTCTTCGTCTAGTTTCCTCGTAGTAAATGGAATTTCCATTCTAGTTAATAGTGCTTTTGCTTTGTCACAAAACGGACAAGCATCTTTTGTTAGTACTAACACCCCTATCATTGGCTCGTACTTCTTCCTCACAGTGAAAATCCTTTTAAAACACTAGAGTCAACATCTTGTTTAATGCCGCCAATAATGTAACTTTCAACTTCTGTTTCTTGAGGAGCAACTTGCAAACCCGATGAACTCAACCAATGTTGTGTCCACGGAAGCGGATTAGTATTAACTGGTTGATTAAATATTTGCTTGAGTCCAAGTGCTTTTAATCTACGGTTAGCAATATACTCAACATACTGATTTAGTAATGTATCGTTAAGACCAATCATAGATCCATCTTTGAACAAATATGTAGCCCAAGCCTTTTCTTCTAATACACACTCTCTCCACATTTCATATACTTCTTCGTCACATTCTTTAGCAATTGCAACCATGTCTGGATCGTCTTTGCCTTGTGACCAAAGTTTTAAAACATGTGTACTAAGTGCTAAGTGTTGACTTTCGTCTCTAGCAATTAAGCTAATAATTTTAGCACTACCTTCCATTAACTTTAACTCACCAAATGCAAACGTACATGCAAAGCTAACATAAAAACGCAAGCCTTCAAGAATGTTTACATTCATCATTGCAAGATAAAGTTTCTTCTTTACTTCCCGCATACTGCCTTTGCCATGATGGGTCCAGTTATCAGCTGCTTCTGTAAATGCATCGTAATTTTTAGTTACTGAGATTGCTCTCTTAATTATTTCTTCATCATCAAGAATAGTGTCAAATATTTCACTAGGATCAGCATACACGTTCTTCATAATGTGTGTATAGCTACGTGAATGAATTGTTTCAAAGAAGTCCCAAGTAACAATACACCCTTCTAGTTCAGGAATGCTAACATGTGGCAAGAAAGCTAAACATGGTCCGCGCCCCTGTACACTATCAAGTAATGTTTGATACTTTAAGTTACTTGTAAAAATATGTTTTTGTTCGGGCCTAAAGTTTTGAAAGTCTGCACGATCTTTCTGCAAACTAACTTCTTCCGGTCTCCAAAAATATCCAAGCATGGTTTGATTTAGTTTATCAAACACAGGATGTTTAAAAACATCATACCTTTGTGTATTTTGATCAGCTCCAAAAAACATATTCTGTTTTGTAAAGTCAACTTTCTCTCTATTAAATACTGTCTTTGCCATTAGTGTTCCTTCCCTTATATAAAGTATACAGTGTTATACTTCATATGTCAACCTTTAAATATTACATGCTTCGCATTCTTCGTCACTCATATCTTCTTGTTCAGACTTTGTTTCGTCGTGCCATCCTAGTGAGTGTGCAGGCTCTTCAAAAACGATATCATCGTCTGTTTTATAATCGTATGTATTTTGATAGTAACTTGTTTTCCAACCTAACTTATAGGTGTTAAGCAAGTCTTTTATCATAACACTCATTGGAACTTCGTTATTCTCAAAGTGTGTAGGATTGTAACTCCAGTTACCACTAATTGCTTGATCAAAGAACTTTTGCATCACAGCAACAATATTGATATACCCTTCGTTGCCAGGCATATCCCAAAGTAGTGTGTAGTTATTTTTTAAGATGTTATACTGCGGAACAATCTGCTTAAGAGGCCCTTTCTTCGACTTCTTAACGGACAAGTATCCTCTAGGAGGCTCAATTCCGTTTGTGGCATTTGACACAACAGAACTGCTCTCCGATGGCATTTGTGCGGACAATGTGCTGTGCCGTAGTCCGTGTACTCCAATGCTTTTACGTAAGCCATCCCAATCATAATGTAAGGTTCCTTCCACTATTGCATCTACTTCTTTTTTATATGTATCAATTGGTAAAATGCCGTCGCTATATTTAGTGCGATTAAAATACTCGCAGGCACCGCGTTCTTCTGCTAACTTATTCGATGCTTTTAATAAGAAGTATTGGAATGCTTCAGTTAATTTGTGTGTAAGTTCCCAGGCTAACGGCTCGCTATACTTTGCTTTATTCTTAGCAAGGTAATGAGCAAGCCCAATATATCCGATACCTAACGAACGTCTAGCCTTAGTTGATTTTTCTGCAGCTACAATCGGATATTGTTGATAGTCAATAATTTCTTCTAATGACCTAACTGCTAAATCACAAAGTTCTTCTAAGTCATCAAGGTCTTTAATAAGTCCTATATTAATAGCACTAAGAATACATAGTGCAATCTCACCCTCTGGGTCATCAATATGATTAAGTGGCTTAGTTGGCAATGTAATTTCTTGACACAAGTTACTCATGTATACTGTATCTTTAAAACTACTATGTGTGTTACAGTGATCAACATTCATAATATAAATGCGGCCTGTTTCTGCCCGCTCTTTAATCAATGCACTAAACAATTCCATTGCAGGAATCTTTCTTTTCTTAATGCTAGTTGCTCGTTCGTACTTTTCATACATTTCTTTAAACTCATCAGCATCGCCAAAGTATGCTTCGTACAAGCCAGGCACATCGTGTGGCGAGAACAAAGTTATATCGCCTCCTGATAACAATCTCTCATACATTGTTTTGTTAAGCTGAATTGAATAGTCTAGCTTACGTACACGATTGTCCTCTGTGCCTTTATTATTCTTTAGTACAAGTATATCTTCAATTTCGTAATGCCAAAAAGGAAAATGTGTAGTAGCACTACCACCACGTACTCCGTTTTGTGTACAACATCTAACTGTTGATTCGAATTTCTTTAGGAACGGAATTATTCCTGTATGAGCTACTTCTCCGCCTCTAATTTTAGAATTGACTGCACGAATCCTACCAGCATTAATACCAATGCCTGCACGTTGCGCCGTATAGCGTCCAATGGCCATATCACTAGCAAAGATGCTGTCAAGAGTATCGTCAGAATCAACGAGAACGCAGCTTGCAAATTGGCGCACAGGGGTTCTGACTCCCGCCATAACTGGCGTTGGGATATTGATTTTAAAAAGGGAGGTCGCATCATAATATTTCCTTACATAATGTAATCGAGTTTCTTTAGGATACTCTGCAAACAATGTTGCAGCTATCATCATATACATATACTGTGGAGCTTCAAATAACTGACCCGTACTTCTGTCCTGACACAAATACTTGTCTACTACTTGACGTAGTCCTGCATAGGTAAAGTTTTCATCTCTAGAATGTCTAATATACGTATCTAGTGTAGCTAGTTCGTCTGTTGTGTAACTAGCTAGTATTGAATTGTCGTACATGCCTCGTTCAATATTTTGATCAATCATTTGAGACAACGGAATAGATTTGTATTCGCCAAATACTTCTTTATTAATACTATAACTTAGCAATCGTGCAGCTGCATATTGGTAATTTACTGCATCTAATGAAATTAGATCATTAGCACTTCTAATAAGTACATCTTGAATTTCTGTAGTACTCATTCCGTCATAGAATTGCAAGTTTGCATTCATTTCAATCTGTGAACTACTAACTCCTGCTAAACCCTTACATGCTTTATCCACTACAAAATGGATCTTATCAATGTTTAAATGCTCTTTATTGCCGTTTCGCTTAACGATCATAGTACCGTTGGACATATTTCTTTTCCTCTTCCCTGTCTTATTTGTGTGTTTATATTTGATATTTATTAGTGTAGCTCTGGCATTAAATAATTTCTCTCTATAACAATACTTCTTGGTAACTCATCAATGTGTATGTAATTATCATTAAATCCGATCACATTACTGTTAACTGAAAGTAAGTAATATGTTTCATGATTTTGTTTATCTATACCTATATGTATCTCAAAATTCTGGTCTGTAAAACTTTCTGTTAACTGCAATGTATAGCATATTCCTAATATTTTACAGAAATTACAGTATTGATTTTCGTATAATAATTCCCATGGACTAGGCCAAGTTTCTTGATTATACGGATCAGTGTGTATACTAACAGTTGGTGCTAATTGATAAAACGTAATAACATCTAATAACACATCTGACGAACTGCTTAACTCTTTTCGAAAGTCTTTCCATATAGAAAGTCTGTCTTCATAGTTTTTATTAAACATTCATTGTCATATATGTTAAGATTGTTTGTTGATAACTTTGAAAGTCATCTTAGTCTGATCATCCACTGGCATTGTGCTAGTATAGCTTATAGCTATAGTGTCTTTTGTAGTGTCTCCATTTTCATCTGTTGCTGTTACATTAAATTTAATTGATTCAAGATAACTTTCAATTCCTGTAAAATGAAAGTCGTCGTTAAACTCGATGTCACCATCTGTGCTGTTAACAGTAATATGTAATTTGCCACTTCTTGTTGAAGAATATCCGGCACTTACTAACATATAATCTACTTCAAAACTTTGATTTATATAACTTGGTAATCTAATTACTTTAATATTGTTACCTCGACTTAACGTAACTGAATGCCCTTGGCCCCAAGACCACACTCCAGAATTTTCTACTTCAGGATAGTATACTTTTCCTGTAAGGTTTGCTGGTGTGTATGACATTTCTTTTGTTCTTGCAAAATAATCGTTGCTAGTTGAGTTACCAATTTTAGTAAACTTAATTATAGAACAATTTGGATTTGCGTCAGATGAACCATCGTTACCTACTAGTACAAATGAGTTATTCATACTAGTATTATTTGTACCATTATGAATCCAAATACTTTGATAGTTAATATTTGAAAACTCTGAATGAACAATTGTATTGTTAACAGGACCAGTTGATTGTCCTGTTGATGCTGCTCCAATTACCATATCAATACCAAATATAAATCCATAACCTAATCCATTAAATTTACAATTAGTCCACGTATTATTATTAATATCCCAGTTGCTTATTACACCGTAGCCAAAGCCAGTTACTTCAACACTTTCAAATAAGTTACCAGTTGATTCAACTGAGCCACTTAAACTATTTACTTCGATGCCAATGTCTGTTGAGTAGTTTGACGGTATAGTATCGCCTGAGCTCCACGGTCCTTCAATCTTAATATCTCTAAACACACTATCTCTACAAGATTGTAATACTAATCCTTGAGCATTTGCTATAGTTGTTTGTAATGTAAGTCCCTCAAGTCTAATATTTCTTGCTTGTAGTAAAAGACTTGATCCGCTATCATCGGCTCTTGATGCTTTATTAGCAGTGCCTGATATTAGTTGGTTTTCTGTTCTAAATATATCACCAGCTGTTGTTTTTTTAATAATAGTTTTATCTGAACCTGCTCCAACTATTGTTGTATAAGGCGG